CTTCTAAATTTAAATTTAAGACTGCACCACTTGCAATCCCTGTCATTCCTACTCCAACAAGTGCGTCTTTTTCTGTGGTTCTTTTCCAAATATCGCGAAGATAATGAAAATCTGTGTAACTTGCTTGCAAAGTTCCCAAAAATGCGCCAGCTTTTACCCTTCTATTTAAATCTTCTTGCGATTCTACGTTAGATACGTTAATTTCTGTTAAATTACAGAATTGGAATGGTCTTAAAGCTATTTCACAACATGGGTTGGTGCCCCAATCTTTATCATTTGAAAAATATATCCCCGGTTCACCAGAATTACTTGCAACAATTTTATCCCATAACGTAAAAAAGTCTTTTTTTCTTACTTTTGAACGAATAACTACTGCTGAATTATTGGCTCTTCCCCTTTGTGGGTTTAATTCCCACCAAGAATTATGTTTACACATTAACATTTCATTATCGTGTAAATCAAATAAAGAAATCAATGCTGCTCTACGGATACCACCAGATAATACAGCATCTGCAATATGGCATATAATATCGTGTGCTTCTATGGGGCTTAATTGTGATCCATCTTCTTTTCTATCGAGTACTTTTTGAATTTGGAATAAGCATTCTTTTAATGGTTCAGGTCCTGGTGCTTTGCCACCTACTGTAATTAGTTCTGCTCCTTTTGGTCTAATATCACGGAAGTCAAAAATAGGTCTGGAAGTTGATATTCCAAAATATGATTTCATTAAAACTTTTACTGCATCTGCCCAACCTTCAATTGAATCCCCTACTAAGAATCTTCTTGTTTTTTTAGGAATTCTAACTTCTGGTAATTTATCTACATGATGATTTTGAACACTATACCCTACACCACAACCTGACAATAATAAAAACATTACTTCACTAAATGATCTCCAATGATCAATTGGTAAAAATGAACAATTGAATATTCTAGAATTATTTATATCAATAGGTTTACCTGCAAATTGTAAACTACGCATTGAAGGTAGTACTTTTTTATCATATACCAATTTATAAACATCTTCGATTTCTTCTTTTAAATCTGGAAATTTTGATTGATGCATTTTTTTATTTCTGGTAACTAATTCTTTCCAAGTTTCTCTTCTTTGTTTTTTAGGAACATATTTTGCATACTTGTTGTAAACTACGATATCGGATAAAATTTCTTGTGTAATGTTCATTTGGTGGTGTTTTTAAAAATTAATAACTTGAGAAACAAAAAAGGGTAACATTCCCTTGTGGTAATAAGTACAATATATATAAGGGAAACCCATTAAAGATTGAAGAAGTTTTCAGAAGAACTGCGAAGTCTTCTTCGCTGTGCAGGCGAAAGATCTCCTGGTGGAGTTTGTTCGGTTCTTGCACTTCCTCTCATATTTATTTCGATCTTACCTATTGCAGTATCCATAATAGAATCGTAAGTCATACCATCTGCTCCATATCTGTTTTTCATAATATGCCATCTTCCTGTTCCGTTTTCTTTATCTTCGGCACTTCTTGCTAAAGACATTGCAAAATCCGTAATCATCATTTTGGTATAACTTTCTGCTATTCTATCTCCTTGGATGATTTCTTCTCTTGACCCTGCTCTATTTACTTGTGAAGCTGTCCAAATAGGAATTTTCATTTCTGTTGCTAGGCCTCTTAAGTTTGTAAATATATCGTCTAATTTATCTCTTTTTTCTTTACTTGTTTTAGATGTCATTAAATCTGCATAATCAATGATAACTAAATCAGGTTCTATATTTTGTTGTTTACATTTTTCTAAATGTGCATGAATAGTGTTTACAGTTGCTTGTCCTGCTGGATATTCTCTAATGTAAAGACCTCCACGTAAGCCTTCTACTTTTTCTTTTACTTCGTCTTTATGATCTGTGATTTCACTTACAGATATTCCTGTAAAATTAGCATCATATCTTCTACCAACATATTTTTCATTTAATTCTAATGTATAATGAATTACAGTATATCCTAATTTAACTGCTTGGGCTCCTAAAGCTATTAAAGCCCATGATTTACCCCCACCAGGTCCTCCTGCTATTAATCCTAAATCTCCATCTCCTAAACCCCCACAAAGTAACTTATTGATTAAAGGCCAAGGTGTTTCTACTGTATTTCTGGCTTCATCTCTAAATCGATCTTCTAATTCTTGTTTATATTCATGGCCTATATCTCTTTCTGTTCCTGCTTTTAGTGCTCTATCTATTAGGTTTCTAATGTCGTCATAATCTCCTAATTCTAAAAGATCAACTGATTTCATTAATGCTCCTTTGAGTGTTTGGTTTTTACAAAAATCTAAAAAGGCATCTTTTACGTAATTTAAATCTGTTGCTTTAGAGGCTTTGTATGCTTGTTTAAGTAAATCTTTTACAGCTACACTTTGTAATTCTTGATGTATGTTTTCTATTTCAACTTTAAAAACCTCCATTGTAGGAATAGTTTTATATTGGTTGTAATATTTGAGTGTTTTTCTAATAACCCATTTACCTGCATCATTATCAAAATAATCAGGGGAAACTATATCAGAAATTTGTTGTAAGAAATCTCTATCTGTGATTAAGATAGCTATTGCTTTAATCTGAAATGAGTGTCCGTATTGGGTTAATTTACTCATGTGTTTGTTTTGCCATTGTATTTAATCTTGAAAAATGTTCTTTTAACCATAAATCAGGGATATCAATTGCATTTCCTAATTGATCATCATTGTACATTATAATAAAGTCATTTCGGGAGAGCAAGTTTATTGGTGCTTCTATTAATCTAGTTATTTGTAATTTTATTTCTCCAGAAATTGGGGGATTTTTTAAATCCATTAATTGTTCGTTTAATTGAAGTTGGTTTTCCGACTCAACAATTTTTTTGTGCATAGGTTCTGTTCCTTTATTAGCGTATCCCACAATGAAATCAAGATCAAGGGTATTATGAGAAAGTATATCGGGGATAATTTTGGGTAACTTCTTAGGACCAAGTCCTTGTACCCCACTAATATTGTCGGACTTATCGCCCATCAGAACTTTATACATTAAAAAATTGTGAGCCGGTATACCATAACCTTCAAGTACCTTTTCAGGTGTATAAAATATTTTTTTAGTTGGACTCCAAACCGTAATTCTATCATCTACTAATTGTAGGAAATCTTGGTCTGAAGACATTATAGTAACTTCTTCTTTTACTAATGTGTTTGCAATATATGCAATAGCATCATCTGCTTCAATTCGGTCTATTGATATAACGTTGATAGGAAGAAAATCTAAATAATCAATTAAACGTGAAAATTGGATTTTCATCGCTTCTTTTTCTTCAGTAGCATTTTTAAATGCATCCCATCTAGTAATTCGTTTGCCTGGTTTTCTGTTAGATTTGTATTCTGGGTGCATTTTTCTTCTACGATAAGAACCTCCTGCACCATCATATACAATTATAACTCTAGTTGGGTTTACTTCTCTAATAGAATAAGCTAAAGATCTTAAAAAACCAGTCAGTCCTCCTACAGGTACTCCGTTATCATTTAAAGCACCATTAACAGCGAATACTCTTAAATATAAATTAAGACCATCTACTATCAACACCCTAGAATTTGGGTTCAAATCGTCCTGTTTTTGGACGTTATCTAATAAATCGAATATTGAATCTGTCATTATAGCCCTGTTTCATCGACTTCAATGTCAGGGTCCATATCTTGCTCATCTTCGTGTTGGTACTTCATGATATATGCATCACAAGTATCTCTATACATAGCTTCTTTGATTTCAGGTCTTTCTGTACATAAATCTTCTAACTCTTTACCTGAGAATGTTACTATTTCACCTGTTTCAGTGTCTGTATATTTACAAATTGGGCCTGATTGTTTGCAAACTTTGTAGTTTTTCATTAGTTTAAGCCAACCTCCATAATTATCCATACCTTGTCTATAAAAAACATTGTATCTGATTTTTCTGTTTGGAGGGCCCATCCTGTTTTTGACTACTATGGCTTCAACTTCTGAGCCTACAACTTCATCTACTCCATTGATTTTTTCTTTAAGTTTTCCAACTTGTTTAAGTCGTAATCTAACTGAAGCGTGAAATTGTAAGGCTTTACCACCGGAAGTAGTATATTGATCAGCGAATGGCATTGCACCCATCTTTTGCCTTAATTGATTAGTGAATACTAAAAGTATTCTTTCTTTACCAATTAAGTTGGTAATTTTACGCATAGCTTTTGAAATGATGATTGCCTTTTGAGTGGCATAACCATCTTTTTCAAAGTCAGCGGCTGATTCAATTTTAGTAGTTGCTGCAGCTACCGAATCTACAACAATTGTTACAAGTTTGTCTGGGTTTTTTTCTCTAACTTTAAGGATCACATTTTCAATTGCGTCCATAATGTCTTCGATTGTTTCTAATGGTAAATAAACCATTTTTTCAACGTCAACTCCGATTGCTTGTAAAAATTGAGCATTTAAGGAAGATTCAGTATCAATGTATACTGCAACCCCATCTTTTTTCTGTGTGTTTGCTATAATATGAGATGCTAACAGGGATTTACCACTTTGTTCTAACCCTGTAATTTCAACGATTTTGGACACGGGAAATCCACCATTTGGGCGATTTGATATAGCCAGATCCAATACTGTTGAACCTGTGGATACCCAATCGTTAACGTCAGTAGGAGAGTCCTCACTACCGTC